AGGAATACTATGGGAGGATTACTCAAGGAATATCCCAATATTTTTCATTTGACAACTAAAGCCTAATCTTATATTATCCCATTAAATGAGAATGGTGCAACATTCTCCGAGTATGGCTGAACAACTGTCACAAAGTAGTAAGGCACACTTGATGATCGATATGAGGCGAATGCCTTGAAGTGTCAGAGGGTGGTACTGAAGTACTTGTTAACATTTAGGAAATGTTGATTTGTCGGGAAAAGGTTGGGGGTAGTCAAAGAATCCCCCTACTCACAAACAAGAAGGAGAAAGATATGATTTTAAAAACAGATTACGAGACGACATTCAAAGAGGGATTTCGTCTTGGTGTGCGTTTAACACGTGCCAAGGATTGTTACAGAAGAGCTGCTGATGCTAAACAATTAGGTGATACTACAATGTATACTTTTTATTTAGATGCGGCGAAACAATGGATGGACCTGGCTAAAAATTGCGGACGAAAATTTACACCGACCGTGGCTCACGACCCAAAACAATCAACTTTTGATTTTGGTGATCAAGAATTATTAATACACAATGAACCTTTTGAAAGGAAAACAGGATGAACATTTTGAAATTTAAATCTGTTGCCGTGCGCAAAGATACTTATGATAAATTAAAAACATTAGCGGATAAACAGAATAGGTCTGTGGGTATGCAAATTACTGAGTTAGTTGAAAAAGAAACTAGAAGACAAAAAAGAAAAATTGCGTAATGTTGTGGAGTAAGAAAGAAAGTTGTCATTGTTGTCATAAAGAATATTTAAAAGAAAATATGATGCAAATAAATAGTGGCAACATTATTACATGGTTATGCATTCGATGTTTTAATCTTGAGGAAGAAAGGAGAAAAGAATGGAACACAGCAGCATGATGATTATTGGACTCTTATCTGGTTTGATTTTAGGTTTTGTATATGGCCGTTATAAAAAAAACAGACGCCATGAAATAGAACTAGAAGAGCAACGTAACTATTATATTCGACAATCAACTGATAGTGAAGGAAGAGGAGAATGGATCGCAAGAAATCACTTTTAGAGAAAAGATTACGACAAGAAAGGGAGCGTGTTGGTAAAATTGCGCTTCGTAGCCCACGGACCTGGAAAGAAGTAGAAGATAGGACTCATTGGGAAAGATTGAATAGAATTATTTGGAGGAGATACGGTGGTTAAAAAAGTTATTTGTCCAATGTGTAAAGGCAATGGGTATACACGTCATAATTGGGAAGCTGATGAATCAATTCTTCAGTGTAAAACATGTAAAAGTGAGGGAGAATTAGAAGATAAACATTATAATCAAGTATGGGTTGATGAACATGGAAATCCTGTTTGGTATTATGGACCACTTCATTTAGAGACTGATTCATTGACAAAATATAAAATATATATCGACTAATTGCATTTTTTACAAAAATAGGCTATAATTTCGCCCGTTCACTTCGATATCCCCCGTTAAGAGTTACGCTCATACGGGGGTTATCTAAAGGAGGTTAACGTGGCTAGATCAAATAAAGAATTACTCGCTCAACGAGATATGATAGACCAGTTGCTTGCAGCTCGGACCACGGAACACGAACGAAAAGAAACTCTCAAATTAATGGATGATGTATATTTTAAGCAAGGTCTGCCTAAAAATGTCATTCCATTTCCATTACACAAAGTAAAGAGGTTACATGTCCATATCCCTCCCAAACAGCCCAGTAAGAAAAATATCTAGTTGTCCTAAATGTGGGAACGTATCTATAAAATTTTTTGATTCTAAACACGACCGCTCATATACAAAAACTGAGTGGGAAGTTATTGTTACTGAAGGTGCAGCTCATTTATATGATTTATTAAAACTGGTTAGAGAAGATCCAAAGTTTTTTGCATAAACACCCTTTTCTATAGATGTTTTTACTCAGATAAATATTTTATCTCTTATACGTGAAAATAGAAGTTACCGAGTTACCGAGTTACATCCCTTGTATTTCCTACCTTTTTAGGTAACTTAGAGAGTTATTTACAAGTTACCAGAAGTTACCTTTTTATATTTACAAACATAACTCGCATTGCATTGTGTGATTAGATATTGTATAATTTCTGGGAAGAAACATCTATATAACAGGTGCATTATGGAAGAAAACAAAGAAAACCAAGAGGTTATAATACCCGAAGCATTGTCAGATGCTCTATTTCACCGAAAGATTACAGGTAAACAAAGAAAGTTTATTCTTCTTTTGGTTCATTCAGAAGGCTTGCATACCGCTACGCATTGTGCATTACAAGCAGGTTACGCAAAAGACTCTGCTGTTGTTCGTGCGTCTGAACTGCAGAACCCGCAGAAGTATCCTTTGGTTGCAAAAGCAATTGAATCAGAGCGAAGAGCTATAGTGGAAAGATATAAATGTACACAAGAACGTTCCTTATCTACATTGGCTAGAATTAGAGATAAAGCTAGTGAGTCTGGTAATTGGAATGCCGCCGTCGCAGCAGAGACTCGTAGAGGACAGATTGCTGGATTGTATGTAGATAAGAAAGAGATCTTAACTGGCACTATTGATTCAATGTCTCGGGAAGAAGTAGAGAAAAAGTTGCAGGATTTAAAAGAACAATACAGTATTACTACTGATTTTGAAGAAATAAAAGACATGCCTAAAATAGAAAATAAGGGTTGACTATAAAATATAATGGGATTATAGGGTATATAAGACTGGTTTCTGATAATGAAAACTCTTAAATGAGGCTACAGGCTACCAGATGTAAAAACATACCTGTCCCAATGAATTAACATTGTGGGTATAAAATATGCCAGTCTTTAAGGTTTGAGTGATACCAAAGGCGATGATCTTTTGATCCATAGAGTTCCTAAATCACTCATAACAAAAGGAGAAAGACATGAAAAAATATACAGTTATACAAACATATACAGCTAAAGACATTTATAAAAATGTTGAAGCTGAATCTAAAGAAGAAGCTATACTCAAGATAGGTGAGTTGCTTAGTGATGAGGGACACCATTACGATACTGAAACAGAAGTAAAACTGCAGGAGGAAAAATGAACGGAACAGTTATTATAAAGATAGGAAAATATGAATCTTTACCTATGACAGATGTATTGTTTTGGAATAGAGTAGGATGGTTACAAAGAGCCATGTTGATGGCAGAAGATTTTGAGTTTAGGTTAATTTATTTTCATAAGCTGCAAGATATGATGAGGAATGTACCATGAAAAATAAATTTATTCCTATGGATGATCTGCCAGGTGAAGTAGAAACTCAAGATAAGTTTAGTTTAAAATATTTTTTAATTATGGCTTTGTGTTTTGGTGGTAGTAAGTTTGTTCTTTATGCACTAGCCATTTTTGTAATTTTAAAATGGTTTTTTGGGTGAAACCTGAGAGTAAATTTTGGAATCAGGTGAAAGAAAATTTATCTGACATAACTTGGACTCGGTTTGAGAATTGGGCGAGTCCAGGCGTTCCTGATTGTTATGGAATAAAAGATGGAATATCAATTTGGGTGGAACTAAAAGTAATTACAAGTAATAAAATAAAATTAAGTCCGTTCCAAAAATCTTGGAATTATACTCATAGTTTAAAAGGCGGAAGAAACTTTATTATGGCCACGACCCTCGAAGGGAGCTTACTGTATATCTTTCCAGGTATCGTGGCTCTTTCCATTGGCTCCATTGCCCATTGTCCTTCCCCCAATTGGCAAATAAGTATGAGCCCAGCCCCGGAAGGCTGGGATGCCGTCAGAGAAGTTCTTCTCCATTGCCCATTGCCGAAACCTTCCCCCGCATAGTCCCATCTTAGTTGGGACTGAGTGCACCAGGAGATGCGTCCCAATCTCCATTGTCCATTGTCAAAGATTTTCCCCGAAAACCAGTAGTAATAAGGAACGGTGACGCCGGAACCTGCAGCTGGTACGCCGGTAGAAGTTCCGTTCTCCATTGTCCATTGGCAGATTTCCGCCACTATTGGGAGTATATAGAAGATCCCGACCGGACTCAGCTGCCTGCTGCGGGAGATGGCTCCATTTCCATTGGCAGAATCACAGGGATTCCTAGGTATGATAGTAGAGTAGGGAGATCCGGACCCTGGTGGAACCTGGTCCCTGGTTTCCATTGCCCATTGCCCAAGCCCCGTGGGGACTGGTATAGTAAGTAAGATACTGAGCGCAGCCAGCTGCGGAACCTCGTGGAAAAAAAATCTTCATTACCTCTTGACTATCGAATAAGATGGGACTATATAAGTAGCGGGGCTGGCAATGAAGCTTCGTCCTTCGCCGGTTGATCAGAGCGCCGTTCGAAGTTTCCATACCCCATTATAGAAAGGAACAGAGATGACTGATAGACAAAAGAAGTGTGAGGACCTGGTAGCAGGTGAGTGGAAAGACAGGCAGAAAGATCTGCAACAAGAAGATTTCGACGGGCTCTGCTTTGATTACGTAGAGGCCAACACATTTGAGGAGCAAAAGGAAGGCTACTGGCGTTGGCAGTTCAGCTGGGGTGGACCAGGTGACGAGCTCAGGGCATTCGTCAACCGTGATGACTCCATCCATCGGCTCGAGTACTGGTACCTAGATTGGTTTGACGGTGCGAAGGTGAACGTAGCTGCAGAGGATCCTGCGTGGCAGAAGATGCAGGATATGATTATGATCACTGCGCCAGGAATGGTGGCAAACGCATGATTCTACATTTGTTAGGCATCGCGGTCCTGGTGTACATCGTCTTGGTTGTTCTGTTCCCGCATCAGGTGATAGGGTTGACGGTTCTTGCATTTGCATCGCTATGGTTGGCCTTAGACTGGACAACAGTTCCCTGGACTCCGTGACCGGGCTCACCTGCATCTCCATTGCATTGCGAGTGGTCGCCCGTGCCTCTCTAATAGTAATAGAGATTCCCCCCAGAGCTGCTGCGAAGGTTGTGTGGAAAAAAAATAAAAATAAACTATTGACTTCTAATAAAATGGGACTATATAAGAAGTATTAACTAGAAAGACGAAAGGAGAACTAAAATGTCGAAAACTGTTAATATATTACAAGTCCTTGAAAAAGCTCATCAGAGTAAAGCTCAAATGAGTAAAAGGGCAAAGCAACAAATCATAGATAGTTATGGTCGAGCCTTAACTTTAAAGAAAGTCATAGACGACTTTATTAAAGTGAATCGTGAACTCGTATTAGATATGGGTGTTAGCGAAAATGCAAACCTATTACATGGAAAGGATTACTCACTTCATGTATCCCAAAAACTATCTGCAAAGATTGATACGAAACTCGTTAAAGAAAAACTTGGCGAACTTGCGTATCATCAATGCAAAGTCCCAACGCAATATAAACAAATACAAGCAATGGCGATCAATGAGGGACAAGTCAACAAAGATAAAAAGCACACAGTTGAAGAAGTCAGCGACTTCCGATTAACTGCTTAATTAATTAAACATCAATATTAAAAGGCGACTTCGGTCGCCTTTTTTTTTGCATTGCATTGCATTGCAGGAAAATCGCCTTGCCTACCTGTATGATAGGGAATGTACACAGGGGGGAAAGTTGGGTTGTCAAGTGTAAAAATAAAAAGAAAAAAACTAAAAAAGAATTTGACTATAAAAAGAAATGGGAGTAAGAAGTTAATTAGAAAGGAGAAATTAAAATGCCAGATAATAATAACTCTAACTCTAACTCTAATTCAATAGAAAATAGATTAGCAGTAGTTGAACAAACTTTTGGTTTAAGAACTGCCAACAATACGAATGTTGCTGTTCCTAATGAACAACCAATACAAGCTCAACATACTGATAATATTAATTGGAAAGCTTTGTACAAAGTTTTAGAAAGTGAAGTAGAAAGTGTTGTTCTTGATCCTAATTGTCCACAATATGTGAAAGATTGGGGAAGAAAAGTTATGCAACGACTAGCTGAACATCTACCCCGCAGGTAGGTTACCCTCGAGGGCTGGTAGAAAGGGCGGTTAATCCGCCCTTTTTTTATGCCCAACAGAACGCAGCTCCTGATGCAGCTGGAGATGGTAGGAAGATATACCCAATCAACATCTAGGTACTTGGTCCAAGTCCTAACCACCATATGTAGTATTTTACACACCCACCACCACCAATTAGGTGGCTCGTCTCCGGCTCGTCTGAAGTGTTGAGTTTTACACAAACACAGACTATGATATAACTTTTTTATGAATAAAACTGAAATTCCAACGGATTTACTAAAATATCAATTAAGGAAAATGCAAATAAAAGTGGCAGAGGAGTCCCGTTCCTCCTTCTTAACTTTTGTAAAAAAAGTATGGCCTGACTTTATTGCTGGGAATCATCATAAAATTTTTGCAAAAAAATTAGAAGAAGTTTCACGTGGAAAGACAAAACGATTAATTGTTAATATGCCACCAAGACATACAAAGTCTGAGTTTGCATCTAATTTATTTCCTTCTTGGATGATGGGTAAGAATCCTAAATTAAAAATAATTCAAACTACACACACAGCAGAACTATCTTATAACTTTGGTAGAAAAGTTCGTAACTTATTTGATCAACAGGAGTTTAAAGATGTTTTTCCTAACGTTAATCTTTCTCAAGATTCCAAAGCAGCAGGGCGTTTCACAACTAACAAGGGTGGAGAGTATTTTGCTGCGGGTGTGGGTGGTGCTATTACTGGTCGTGGTGCCGATCTTCTCATTATTGATGATCCTCATTCAGAGCAAGATGCTTTAAGTCAGACGGCTATGGATAATGCCTATGAGTGGTATACTTCTGGTCCTCGACAAAGACTTCAACCAGGTGGGTCCATAGTTATTGTCATGACAAGATGGAGTACGAAAGATCTTACAGGTAAATTATTAGCTGCTCAAAGTGAGTCTAAAGCTGATCAGTGGGACGTGGTTGAGTTTCCAGCCGTCTTGAATGATAAACCAATGTGGCCTGAGTTCTGGAATCTAAAAGAACTAGAAGGAGTAAAAGCATCATTATCTGAACAAAAATGGCAAGCGCAGTGGCAACAAGCACCAACATCAGAAGAGGGCTCTATTATTAAAAGAGAATGGTGGAAAGTATGGCCGAAGGTCGATATACCTGATTTAGTACATGTTATTCAAAGTTATGACACAGCGTTTAGTAAAAAAGAAACAGCGGATTTTAGTGCCATAACAACGTGGGGTGTTTTTAAGCCCGTGGAACACGAACCACCAAACCTTATACTTTTAGCGATGAGAAAGGGAAGGTGGGATTTTCCTGAATTAAAGGAGATAGCTCTTGATGAATATAAATACTGGGAACCCGAAACAATCTTGATTGAGGCCAAAGCTTCTGGTATGCCTTTAACGCAGGAGCTACGGCAACTCGGGATTCCTGTAGTTACTTATACGCCTAGTAAGGGCAATGATAAACACGTTCGTGTTAACTCGGTAGCTCCTTTATTTGAAGCAGGACAAGTGTGGTGTACCGACGATCGTTGGGCAGAAGAAGTTATTGAAGAATGCGCCGCTTTCCCTTATGGTGAACATGACGATTTAGTTGATTCAACAACACAGGCGTTGTTGCGTTTTAGACAAGGAAACTTCATCCAATTAGAATCGGACTATAAGGATGAGCCTAAGTTTATTGAACCAAGGGAATATTACTAATGGGTTTTATAGGAAAAGGAATTACAGGAGCGGTCGAAACAGGAAAAATAATTAATAAATATTTTGACGAAGGTGTAAAAACTCTTGGTGATGTAAAGGATTACGTAGAGGATTTAATATCCAAAGGTATTATTTTTAGAGGTAGTGACTTAGAAAAAATGTCACCAGAAGATCTGATGGCGGCTAAAGCTCAACGAGATAGAATACTGTTGGAGACAGAAACAAACAAACCATTAAATATACAATTAACTAAAAAAGAACCAGAGGTAGAAGATATTTTTGCAGATGAAATTGTTCAAACAGGTCCTAGTCAAGAAACATTAGACAACCCTTTCTTTGGATCTTTTTATAAAGATAATATTGATTACATGGACACAACAAGTCGAAGAAAAAATTTAATAAAAATGATGGAAACTCCTGAACCTCAAACTGTTGTAGAAGAAGCTATGAAAGCTAAAAAGATAGGTCCTTATTCTGATGAATCAATTGATTATAAAACACGGTATGCTATTTCGGCTGCAAGAGATGGTTATTTAAAAAATAAATTAGATTTAATAAAAAAAGATAACCCCTCTGCTATTCCAACTGATATGGCAAGTTTTAATAATTTTATGATGGCATTAGAAAAAGAAGCTTCTGAATTAATAAATATTAATAATTTAGATGAATTACCTGAAGTAACAAGTTCCATTCCTGATTTTAAAATAGTACCTAAAACTAAAAAACAAAGCCTGTCAGAATTCACAGGTACCTCTTTTCAAGAAGATTATAAAAATAGAATTTATTCTATTTGGAAAGACAAGATTCCTGATATTAGAGCAGGTCATGAGTTAATGATTACACGAAGAAGAGAAATAGGTGATGAAAATTTTTTAAATCAGGTTAAGTATCCTGTATTCTTTACTAACTCTACACGAAATAGTGCACATATTCGTTTGGAAAATGCTTTAGTGCAGTTAAGAGATGAAAAAATAAAACTAACATCTTATTTAACACCACTCAGAATTAGAAATTCTAATCGAATAAAAGAAATTGATCGTGTTATAAAAAATATAAAACACGATATGACAAAGCTTGGGTTAGAAACAAGGTTGTATGATCCTAAAACTAAAAAATTTAAGAAATATGGACAGGCTTATGAAAGTCCTACTCAATTATATAATTCCATGCAAAAGAAACAAAAGTTGAATTATCTAGGATCAAGTGATGATATATCTCAAAAGAAACCTGCTTATGTTTCTTTTGAAGAAGAAGGTGTTTTTTTACCTGAAGGATACCAACAAGGGGGTTTCGCTTCTATCGAAGAAGTGTTAGAATACTAATATGGCAGGACCTATGGATATATTTGGTGTAGAATTAGAAGATCTACAAGATGTGTATAAGGAAAAAATGGTTCCTTATCTTGATTCTGATTCGTTTATTGGTTCTACTGCTGATAAAGCTGCAGCTCTTATGAACCCAGCTTTAGCAAAAACATTTGATGTTTTATCTATGGAAAAATTTAAAGACAGCCTTCCAACAATAGATGAACTGGATGAAAAATTTAAAGATGGCACTGTTTTAGAACAACTTCAAGCTCAAGCTCAATCTATCCCTAGAGCTGGAATTGAAGCAATGAATTGGTTATTTAAAGATGCTGCTAGAGTTTACAAAAATAGACAGGATAAACTAGAGGCGGGAATGGATATGAAAGATATTATTGCTGAAGAAAGTTTAGAAGATACTTTTTATGCTTTAATAGGTCCCGCAGAAATAGGCGGTGTAGGTGTACCTAAAAAAGTTTTTGAAAAGTTTGGTCCTGGCGCTCTTCCTGTTCTTCAAAACATTTATTTAAAAATAACAGGAAAAGAAATAGAGAAACCTAAAAGAGAAAAAATAACAATGGAAGATCTAGAATTATTTTCGGATAGAAACGCTATGCCTCTAGCTTTTGGAGGTAGTCCAGGAGAGGAAGGACAGTTTAGTGATTCCATTGATATGACGGGAATGAAAGGTGATGATGTAGATATAAAAGAAATAATTAATCAACCAGGATTCATGGGCATGGATGAATTAGATATTTTTGAAGAAGCAAAAAAACAAGGATTAGAAGAAGTACAAGTGGCTGGTTTATTTGGTAAAGTTCCTATGTGGGCTGCGGCGAATGTTGATAAAGCTAAAATGCTTTTGCAGATATTTACCAAAAACGAAAAAAAGAACATGGATAATATTAAAAATAAACTTGGAACGAAAGATGAGGTTAAAGCAGAAATAGAAGATATTGATATTATTGATGCTCCTGCGGGGGGAACAGAAGTTACAGCAGTTAAAAATAAAAAAACTATTATTGATTCACCAGAAGATGCTGAATCTGTATTTTACTCGGGCGTGGAGGCACGGCTTATGGATCCTAATACACCACCAGTTTTTAATACTCCAGAACAATTATATGATTTTTTAAATACTAGAGGTGTATCTAAAGCAGAAATAGAAGATAATGCATTATTAAATTATATTGAGACCGCAAAGAAAAATAAAACACCGTTGGTTAAAGAAGATATGCTAGAGATTATTCGAGCAGCTCCTCTTCGTAAAATAGACAATGTTACTTACGGCGAGGCACGATACGGAGGAGAGAAAAACCCTCTTTATGGTAATGCACATATGGAAAGTGGACATATTCCAGGAACATACCGAGAAGAAGTAATGTATGTTTCTCCAAAAGATATTCCACTAGACCCAGATGCATTGCCAGGATCAACTCATGACTTTACAGAAAAGTACGTGATCGGGTGGTCGCGGCTCACGGACCGTAAAGCAACCTTACCTGTTGAGAAGACAGCAGAGGGGATTGAAAAAGCAGTAGATCCTGCCATGATTAGAACACTCAAACGTAATCAAACAAAAATAAATAGACAATTAAATGGATTAGAATTTTCGGCTCTTAGAAAATTAGAGCGAGAAGGGATGGTAGATATTGATAGGATAGATGATTTAACAAATGCAGAAGTTAGAAACGTGTTGAATCAAGATGATAATATGGCAAGACTTAATAGTATTGATCCAGCTTTAGAACAACAAATCTTACAATTTAGAATGAAGCTTGATGAAGATGCATTAAAACTACAGAACATAGAAGCAACAACTAAAGGTCAAGAAGTAATAGTAACTTTTGCGGATGAAATACAATCGGATATTTTACAACAAGCAAAACGTTTTGAAGAAAAATTAAGAACAAATTTGAGTGAGATAATGGATTTAAGTGAAGCCGAACGCCGTGCAGCTATCTCTCGAGCTGGATATGATAGTAATTTAAGAGATGTTAATCCTGAAGTAGCAAAATATTATATAGAAAATGAAACTGTGTTTAGACCTTTATTTCAATCAGCAGCAGAGATGCAACAATTTATGGATGAGTTTGTTAAAAATAAACTAGTATTTGAAGAATTGGCGGCGGCTGGAACGAGACCTGATAAACAATTAATGATAAAAGCTAACGAAGCGGCAGCGAAAGAAAAACAAATGTTAATGGAATTACAAACAGCAATTAGTGAAGGGGCAATGAAAAAATTATATCCCAATGTGCCATTTAAAAATAGAAGTGAATGGGGAGAAGCCTTAATTAAAAGAGATTTAGCAAAAGCGGCAAAACTATTATATCAAGATAAAATTCCTGATGCTGCTACATGGTATGCGGTAACTCCTGCCAACAAGGTTATAAAAAGATACAATCAAAAAGGAGGTACCCATATTCCTTTTGAAGAACGTACAAAAGATATGAAAGGAATTGGTACCGAAGAGTTTTATGGAGGACCAGATTCTGTTTCTAGTACAATAGACAAATCAGGAACAGCAGCTACAAATCCTAATTTTAACAAGCCAAAACATTATACATCTGTTATAGAAAAAGCATTAAGAAGAGCAGCTAAAGAAAATAATTCTGAATTTAAAACTATTAAAGTAGAGGGTGTGGGAGATGTTTATGCTATTAAGATTACACCAGAAATGCTATTACCACATAAAACTCATAGAAAAAAAGGAGGGATGGTGTATACTCCAGAAATAATTGATATATTTGAGGCAGCATAATGGCAGTAGATAAAAGAATATTAGGTGTAACACCAAATCCACCACCAGGATTTGCAGACACTCAAGAAGAGATGGCACAAAATGTCTTGGACATTCAAGTTCAAGAAGGATTAGATCCTAATGTAGAATTAATGGAAGATGGTTCTGCTATTATTGGAGATCAAACGGAAGAAATTCCTACAACTTTTGATATGAACTTAGCAGAAGTCTTAAAAGACTCTGAACTTGGTATTATTGCTAATGATTTAAAAGAATCTTTTGAAGAAGATAAAGCTTCAAGAAAAGAATGGGAAGATACTTATAAAAAAGGATTAGATCTTTTAGGATTCAGATACCAAGAAAGAACGATGCCGTTTGCTGGTGCGAGTTCCGTGACCCATCCAATGTTATCCGAAGCTATTACACAATTTCAAGCGCAAGCATATAAAGAATTATTACCAGCAGGTGGACCGGTTAATACACAAATTTTAGGACAAATTACCACTCAAAAAGAAGAACAAGCACAGCGTGTCAAAGAGTTTATGAATTATCAGATTACGTACAACATGGAAGAGTACGATCCTGATTTAGATTCTTTATTATTTTATTTACCTTTATCAGGTTCAGCTTTTAAAAAAGTTTATTATGATGAAGCTTTAGAAAGAGCGGTTTCTAAATTTATTCCTAGTGATGATTTATACGTTCCTTATCAAACAACAGACTTTCCATCATGTGAAAGAGTTACACATGTTATTAAACGTACAGAAAATGAAATACGCAAATTACAGGTAGCGGGTTTATATCGAGATGTAGATTTACAAGCTTCTACGACTGAAACAGGATTACAAGAAAAAGAAGATAGAATTGCGGGTATAAAAAAATCCTACCAACAAGATAATTATTCATTGTTGGAAATGCATGTAGATTTGAATATAGAAGGAATAGATAGTGAAGATGGAATTAAAGTTCCTTATATTGTTACCATTGATGAAGGTTCAGGACAAATTTTATCTATTTATCGTAATTATAAAGAAGATGATCCTAAAAAGAAAAAAACACAGTATTTTGTACACTATAAGTTTTTACCTGGGTTTAGTTTTTATGGCTTTGGTCTTATCCACATGCTCGGGGGATTATCAAGAACAGCCACTGCAGCACTTAGACAACTTCTCGATGCAGGTACACTGTCCAATCTCCCTGCAGGTTTTAAAGCTAGAGGGTTGCGAGTTAAAGACGATGACAACCCACTCCAACCGGGAGAATTCAGGGATGTAGATGCACCTGGAGGAAGTTTACGTGAAGGATTATTACCTTTACCTTACAAAGAACCAAGTGCTACTTTATTTCAATTATTAGGTTTTTGTGTTGAAGCGGGTACTCGTTTTGCGGCAATAGCTGATCAAAAAATTGGTGATAGTGTTGCGGCTAATGCACCTGTTGGAACAACGATGGCACTAATGGAACGTGGCGCAAGAGTCATGTCCGCTATTCATAAAAGATTACATTATGCACAAAAAATAGAATTTAAACTTTTAGCTAAAATATTTGCCGAGTCTCTTCCACCTTTTTATCCTTATGAAGTTGGAAATAATGCGGTACCAAGTTTAAAAGCAGAAGATTTTAGTGATGATATAGATATTATTCCTGTATCTGATCCAAATATATTTTCTATGTCACAACGTGTGACTTTAGCACAAACTCAATTACAATTAGCACAAGCTGATCCTCAATCTCATAATATGTATGAAGCTTACAGAAGAATGTATCAAGCACTAGGAGTAAAAGATATTGATGTTATTTTACCTGCGCCTGAACAACCACAACCTTTAGATCCTTCTGTGGAAAATGCTAACTCTTTAAAAGGAGTTCCGTTAATTGCATTTAGAAATCAAAATCAAATGGCACACATAGATGCTCATAGAGCTTTTATGTCTTCCTATTTAGTTAAAAATAATCCCCCTACAATGGCAATTTTACAAGGGCATATAGTTGAACATATAGGATTACAGGCTAGAGAAGAGGTAGAAGAGGAAATGAAACCAGCATTAGAAGAACAAATAGCAAATTATGGTGGTCAAATTCCACCAGACTTACAAGCTCAACTTCAAGAACAAATCGAAGAACAAATAGCTGAAAAAATAGCTTTAATGACTGAAGAAATGGTAGCAGAAGAACAAGAAATATTAGCTGCTGAAGGTCAAGACCCTCTTATTGCATTAAAACAACAAGAAATTAACCTTAAAGCAGGTGATTTGGAGCGTAAAACAGTAGCTGATCAAGCTAAATTAGGGTTAGATAAAGCAAAATTAGATCAAACAGCAGAATTAACCCAAGATAAAATTGATTCTCAAGAAGATATTGCTCAATTAAGAGCAAATGTTAATTTAATTAAACAAAAAGAGATTGAAAAAAGTAAAAAAGATCCAAGAAAGGTGGATGTTAAGAAGGATATTAGATTTGACAATTAATTTAGAAAAATTAACAAAGACTGAAGCAAGACTTCAAGATCTTTTTACTACTTTATTAGAATTTGTAGAAAAAACTTCCAAAAGTGAAGAAGATAGTATACTCTTAGCTGGTGCTATGATGGGTGTAGCACAAATGGTGTTGTATGACAAGTTAGCACCTGTGGAAGCAGATAATGTACTTCGTCATCACGCTCATGATTTGGTTGCGTTAATTAAACCAACTATACATTAGGAGATTAAAATGGCTAATACTGGAAGAATGAATTTATTAGAAGAAGTTGGGCGTATTGATGCGGAAAAACCCAACAAAAACAGAAGAGCTGAGAAAAAAAGAGTTATTGGAGAACTTAAAAGAGGTTTTAATACTGGAGGTTTAGCGGGAGCTACAACTGAAATGTATTCTCGAGGCTATGGTGTTGATTTAAAATCAAAAAGAAAACCAACTAAATTATACATATAAGGAGAACTCATGGCACTTAACAATCCAAAACCAAAATATATTAACGGTTCAAAATATCCAAACGCAAAGATGACTGTTTCAACAGACATGAATCCTTACGCAGGAAAATTTAAAAATAAAGAAGCTTTAGCTGATGTTTATAGTGCTTCTATGGATGGACCTAAAGTAAAAGAAAATCTAGGATCTGGTCCTAAAGGACAAAGAAGTAAAGTTCAAATTAAAAAAGTTCCTTTTAAAGGTTTATACTGATATAATACTATTCTCTAAACCAAGGAGGTTATATGAATCTATTAAAAGATTTATGGGAACACGTTAAAGAGTGGTCTCAATGGAAGATGAAGGACTGGATAAAAGCCGCTATTGTGGCTATTGTAGTTCTTTGGGTTATTAGCTGGATGACAGGCGGAGCTGCCTAGACTATGGTCTGGCAACTTTTAGCAAAACCCTTACTCGGCGTTGCCGCAGACACTGTCCGTGGCTTCGTCGAGACCAAAAAAGCAAAAGCAGAATTAAAAGTTCAAGAAATTAAAGCCGCTACTAAATTAAAACAAGACCAGATCTCTGGAAAAGTGAAGTGGGAAGCATCAGCCGTAGATCAAATGAAAGGCTCGTGGAAAGACGAACTAATTTTAATTTGTCTTTTGGCTCCAGCAACACTCGTATTTTTTCCAGGAATGACTGTACATATAGAAGCCGGGTTTATTGCCTTGCAACAACTTCCGGATTATTATAAACACCTATTATACATCGCCTGCTCAGCTAGCTTCGGCATCAAGGCTGGAAAAGGTGCAATGGGTTTAATTAAGAAAAAATAGGAGACAAAATGAGCATAACTTTAGAAGAAGCAAAAAGTAAAATAAAAAATGTTTCTGACGGAAAAGTAGCCGCAGCTTATAGATTAGCTCAAGAAAGAAAACCGTCAAGTCGTTATCCTATAAACCTAAAAGATGTTAAAAGAGCCTTAGAAAGTATTGAAGGAACTCGTCACCTAAATAAACCAAAAGATTTTTTTGAAAAACTAGATGAATTATCAGCAAAACGATCGGCGGAAGAGATTAAAATTCTTAAAGATGCACATAAAAAAATAGATAAGGACAAAAAAACAAGTGGTGTAATTAGACGCAGAGGTGGTGGAATTGCAAAACGTGGTTTTGGGATAGTAAAATAAATGAGTTTAGTAGAAAATATCAATAAAAGACGTAAAGCAGGAAAAAGTAGATCTAAAAAAGATTCTACTATTTCTTCTAAAGCTTATAAAGATATGCAACAAGGATGGCAAAAAAAAGCTAGTGGCGGAATGGCAAAGAATTCAGCAAAGAATTTAACTGTCCCTTTAAGAACTGCTAATGCCGCTGGAATGAGAGCACAGATTGCAACTAAGCCTAAAGGAGATCCAACAGGAATGGGTTTAAGAGGACAAGCTTTGAGAGGAGCTACAATAAATAGAAAAAATGGTGGAATGGCTAAAAGTTCAGCACAAACTTCTGTTATTAAAGGAGCCAGTGTTGGAGGTTCTAGAGAAGGATCAACTATTCCAGGACCTCGAGCAAAAGGTTCTAGAGAAGGATCTGTTATTAAAGCGAAAGATGGTAAATGGATTCAAAAAGCAATTAAGAAACCAGGAGCTCTTCGTGCTTCTTTAGGTGTTAAAAAAGGAAAAGATATTCCTGCAAAAAAACTTGATGCTGCAGCGAAGAAAAAAGGTAAAATGGGACAACGTGCCAGATTAGCAAGAACTTTACGTGGTTTTAAAAAATAAGTGCCTTTTAGATCTAAAAAACAAAGAGCATACCTTTATGCAAATGAACCCGAAATTGCCAAAAGTTGGGCAAAAAAACATGGAAATAAGATTGTAAAAAAGAACACGGGAGGGTATATAGAAATTCAACCAAAAGGATTTGGAAGAATGTTACCTAACAAAAGACCTACAACAAAAATTTACACATGATAGATATGGAAAAACTTTTAGCTTCAGTAAAGAAGCATGAAGGTTATAGAAACAAGGTATACCTTGATACCCTAGGCAAGAGGACCGTGGGCGTCGGGCATTTGTGCGTAGAAGACTTTTGGGAAGATGACAAAGAGTACGAAGAAAAATTTTTGATGACCATACTAGAGCATGATCTAAAATCAGCTATAAAAAGTGCTGATGATCTTATTAATAATTGTCCTTCAGGAGGAAAAGCAAACATCAGTAGTGATGCAGAAATAATAATTATAGAAATGGTATTTCAGCTGGGAAAATCTGGAGTTTCAAAGTTTCGTAATATGTGGAAAGCCCTTCAGCAAGATCCACCTAATTATGAAGAAGCAGCAATCCAGATGCTTGACTCACGGTGGGCAAAACAAACCCCTAATCGAGCTCAAGATATGGCTGATCAGATGAAAGCATGCAGTTAGAAAATTTATTTACATATTATAAAAAAGAATTAAAAGCTAGACAAGACCAAGTAAAAGAAGCTATATTACTAGGTGTAAAAGACTGGGATGAATATAGGTATTTGACGGGTAAGTTACATGCCTTACAACAAGAAGAACAGGAACTCACGGACCTGCTAAAGAAAACGGAGCTAGACGATGACTAAAGAAGCTAAACTAATTATGCCCAAACATATTTGGGATGGTAAGAAAAAAGAAACTCAGAAAAAAGAATTAGAAAAAGTACCAGAACCTACAGGCTATCATCTTGTGTTATTTCCTTTAAAATTAGAAGGGAAAACAGCAGGAGGAATTCATTTAACAGATCAAGCTATAGAACAAGCTTCAGTTGCAACTAATATTTGTAAAGTAATGAAAGTAGGACCTGATGCTTATACCGATAAAGAAAAATTTCCTCATGGTCCTTGGTGTAAAAAAGATGATTGGATTATCATTACTCGATATGCAGGCTCTAGAGTAAGCATTGATGGTGGTGAGTTAAGGATAATTAACGACGATGAAGTACTGGCAGTTGTTGATGATCCTCGTGATATTTTGCCAGCTAATTTAATTTAACATGGAGAAGTCTATGCAACCACAAGCATTAAGTGAACAAGATAAAAGTGTTCCTATTGATACCTCAGGTGAAGCTGTTGATGTCGAGTTAAAGGAAGATACAAAAACAACTCCTGTCAAAGAAGAAGTATCTACTGATACTCCTGTGGTGGAAGTTGAAGAAGTTAAGGAAGAAGTTAAACAAGAAACTAAACAAGAAACTAAAGAAGACGAACTTGAAGAATATAGTGCGGGTGTAAAAAAACGTATTGATAAACTTACTAAAAAAATGCGTGAAGCAGAAAGACGTGAAGAAGCCGCTATTGCTTATGCAAAAAAAATAAAAGAAGAGTCAGATAAATTAAAATCTTCTAACATAATACAAAATGATACAATGTTGGTAGATAGAGAAAAAGCTTTAGTTAATCAAAAAGAATTTGCCAAACGGGCATATGAAGCTGCTGTTAATGCTCAAGATGTAGAAAAACAAGTAGCTGCTCAACAAGAAATTGCTCGTCTTACAATTGAAGATGAAAGATTAAAAGTATCAAAAGCTAAAGCTGTTCAAAGAAAAACAGAATTAGAAAATCAACCAAAAGAAAATGTGGAAGACCAAATAAATCAGGTTGAACCACAAACTACAAGGGTTAAAGATCCTCGAGCCGAAGAATGGGCTCAAAAAAATACTTGGTTTGGTAATGATAATGCTATGACTTACACAGCTTATGATATACATAAAGATTTAATGGATGAAGGGGTTGACCCTCGCTCGGATGAGTATTATAATAAAATTGATTCGAGGATCCGTGAACAGTTTCCCCATAAATTTTCAGATGGCGGGGATGTAAACAAGCCTAAGCAAAAAGTTGCTTCGGTTGTCAGAAAATCGTCCTCAGGACGCCGCACTGTGAGACTCACACCTTCACAGGTAGCTATTGCAAAAAAACTGGGTGTGCCACTCGAAGAGTACGCAAAACACGTGAAGGAGGCGTAGTTATGAATAAAATTGATAAACAAAAAACCTCACGCAAACAAGAGACCCGTGAGTTAAAAGCTCGTAAAAGAGGTTGGGTTCCACCGTCTAATTTAGATGCACCAGAACCACCAGAAGGTTTTCACCATCGGTGGGTAAGATTTGAGTTTAGAGGTAATGCAGACGATAAGAATGTAACAGCTAGACTTAGATCAGGATATGAACCTGTGAAAGCAAGTGAGTATCCCGACAGATTAGATTTACCACATTTAACAGAAGGTAAATTTAAGGGTGTTATCGCAGTTGGTGGATTAATGTTAATGAGGTGTCCGATTGAAGTTAAAGAAGATAGAGATAAATACTTTGCTGATTTAACAAACGATCAACAAAAATCAGTCGATAATGACTTGATGAAAGAGGAACACCCCTCCATGCCAATTTCTCAAGAGAGACAGTCTCGGGTAACATTTGGTGGTAATAAAAAATCTTGATGAGCAAGATCTATATTACTACTATTTTGTCTAAAGGAGACATATTATGGCTAATATAGATGCAGCATTCGGTCTTCGTCCTTACGAAAAAACCGGATCAAACTATAATAACCAAGGCATTAATGCGTATCCTCTTAACTTCGATGGCTTGACTACTGGTTCAACAAGTAAAATTTATACTGGAACACCAGTAATACCTCTAGCTGGCGGATTAATAGATTTACCAGGAAATGCTAATGGCGGTACAGTCCCCTTGTTAGGCGTTTTCATGGGTTGTAAGTATATTGCAACTGATGGAACTCCAACGTGGGCACCATACTGGCCTGGTTACGCAGCGGTTAAAGCTTCAACTGAAGCTACTGCTTATGTTGCCGATGATCCTAACGCATTATTTGTTATTAATGCGGATGGAGCACTACCTGATAACGCTCTTTTTGCTAATGCTAACTTTGCAACAGCAATTACAGGGACTGATTCAAGTGGTTATTCTCTAGGAGAACTAGCAACAGCTACTATTGCTTCTGGTTCTGCAACTCTCAATATGAAAATTGTAGGATTTGATGATGAGGCTTCAGTAGATTCAGGTGCAGTTGATAAAACTGCAGCAGGTCGATTAGCGATCGTAAAACTTAACGTTCATTTTATGGACTCAACCTCAGGGATATAGGAGATAGGATATGGCTATTAATAGAGCACAGCTTGCCAAAGAACTTGAACCTGGTTTAAATGCCCTGTTCGGTTTGGAGTACGCACGCTACGAAAACGAAGCTGCTCAAATTTTTGAGCAAGAATCAAGTGATAGAGCTTTTGAAGAAGAAGTTATGTTGGTTGGTTTTGGACAAGCTAATGTAAAAGCAGAGGGAGCAGCAGTTGGTTTTGATACCGCTTCTGAATCTTTCACTGCTAGATACACTCATGACACAATTGCACTTGCATTTGCGTTAACTGAGGAAGCTGTTGAAGACAACTTATATGACAGTTTATCAGCTCGTTACACAAAAGCCCTAGCAAGATCTATGGCTTATACTAAACAAGTTAGAGGCGCTAACGTATTAAATAATGCGTTTTCAGTGACTGGTGGAGATGGTGTTACTTTAGCTAACACAGCTCACCCAACTGCTCTTGGTGGAACTTTCACTAACAGATCAGCAACTGACGCCGACCTTAACGAAACCTCATTAGAACAAGCGATGATTGATATTGCTGGTTTTATCGATGAAAGAGGGCTTAAAATTGCGATGAAAGGACAGAAATTAATTATTCCTGTTAACACCCAATTTGTAGCTGATAGGATCTTAGAATCTACTCTTAGAGTTGGTACTGCTGACAACGACATTAACGCTCTGAAAAATATGGGCATGCTACCAGGTGGTTACACAGTTAACCATTATCTAACAGATACGGATGCATGGTTCGTAAAAACAGATTGTCCTAATGGATTTAAACACTTTGTTAGAGCTGCCCTTGCTACAGGCATGGAAGGTGACTTTGACACAGGAAATATGAGATACAAAGCTAGAGAGAGATACAGCTTTGGTTACTCTGATCCTCGTTGTGTTTATGCATCACAAGGTAGTTAATTAAATTTATACTGGATCCTCCCAGATACGAAGAAGGCGGTTGCAAGACCGCCTTTTTTGTTTTACAATAGAATTTACCCAAGACTTAACAAGACAACTAAAAGGAGGTTGACATGGGCACAACTACTTTTTCCGGTCCAATTAAAGCCGGAACACTAAAAGACACAACAGGAAGTACAGTAGGTACTGATGTTGCTAATACTGGATTTGTATTAATGGCACAATCTGCAAATATTGTTTATGCTGCAGATGGTACCACAACTACTATTGCAACTTTACCAGCAAACAGTCAAATCTTTCAAATTACTTTGGATGTAACAACTGCTTTTGATGCAGGAACAACTAATACAATTGATTTTGGAGATGGAACAACTGCTGATAAATATGCAGATGCATTAGCCGCTGGTTCTCAAGCAAGAGTTCTTGCTACTTCAGATGTATCACAAATTGGAAACTTAATTGATGTAGGAACTTCAGACGTTCAAGTCGTTGCTACTTATAATCAATCAGGTTCTGCAGCATCTGCAGGTGCAGCTACTGCTACTGTATTATATTTACAAAACAGAAATCTAAGCTAGAGGTTAATAATGTTTGGTATTAAAACAAAACAATTAACTGCAAGTGGTCAAGTTACAACTAAAGTAAGTGCAGGAACTAATACTCTTAGTGCACCAGCACGTGTGGTAGGATTAACTGTTCAATGCGGTGGAACGGAAGGTAGAGTTGATTTGATAGATAATGGTTCAAGTGGAACTGTTAAATTTACTCAAGTTACTCCTGCTATTGCTTCTGGAGAAGATGAGATTCTTCAAATTGATTTTCCTGAAATGGGATTAAAATTTGATACCGATCTTTATGTTTTCTTTAATCAAGCTACGAAAGTTAATGTAATTTATGGCTGATAAACAGCCACCCAGAACAAAAAAATATTTCCGCTCCACAAAGTCTGGGGCGGGAATGACTAAAGCTGGGGTAAACAAATATCGTCGAGATAATCCTGGTTCAAAATTAAAAACAGCAGTTACTGGTAAAGTTAAACCAGGCTCAAAGTCTGCAAATCGACGCAAATCATATTGTGCCAGAAGTGCTGGTCAAATGAAAAAATTTCCTGGGGCAGCTAAAAATCCTAATTCTAGATTAAGACAAGCTAGGAAAAGATGGAAATGTTAAATGAGAATACTTTTTTTTCTATTGTGTTTTGTTTTAATTTTTAGCGCAATAAATAGTGCTAAAGGTGCTGATACGAACACGGTGTCTAGTACGGTTGTAACGGATAAGTCGGTACCTACTGCAAATGCACCAAGTGTCGTTGTAAACAATTCAGACATATGTAAGACTGCAGCGTCGACCGCGGTCCAAACCCAGATATTAGGTGTAGCGACGGGAATCACAATCACTGATGAAAACTGTGAAAGAATAAAATTATCTAGATCTCTCTATTCGATGGGTATGAAAGTTGCTGCGGTATCAACATTATGTGCTGATCCAAGAGTATTTGACGCTATGCATATGGCAGGGACATACTGTCCTTACATGGGTGCTATAGGAGAAGATGCAAAAAAAGGATGGACAGAAAATATTGATATGGTTCCTGAAGGATCATTAGTATTTAAGAAAATAGAAATAGAACAAAAAGAACAACAAACAACTGGATTAACGGATGGACAAAAACTCTTCAAATTTATTATTGCTGGTATGGCTATGCACTCTGGCATTGTGGCCTTCTTCCCTTAAAGCAGAATGTCCTGTTACCTCAACAGGATTATGTACTCCAGGTGTTGAAGAAACAATTGTCATAGATGAAGTAGAAACAATTGAATATGAGGCTGATGGCTATACAGTCACAACAGAAACTACCACTACAACCACAACAGTAACTACTACAAACCCAGATTCAGGAGATATACTTGATGGAGATGCTGGATATGTTTCATCATCTAAATATGAAGGGGACATGGATTTGGACTGGGGAGGCCAAGGGCCTGCTAATATGCCGTCTGGTAATAGTTGCTACAATCTTGGTGCAGATAAATGTGCACAAATAACAGGTAGTGGAAATAGCACATCAACAATGGGTGTATCTGGAATGGGTACAACATTTATTAATACAATAGATATATCTGAACTT